AGATGCAAAGAATAAATCACGAGCAAGAAAACGCTAAAAGCGGTACACTAAAATAAAGTTTTGTTTTTACTGTGGCCGAATACGGTGTAAATATAAATTTAAGAGTAAAAGGTCAATCTGGTCTTGATAGATTAAATGCAAAAGTAAAACAGCTAACGAAAAGTGTAGATGATATTCGACAAATAGATATAATGAATCCTCGAAATACAGGAGGAAAAGCAGGACAAGGTGCTCGTAATGAATTAAAGAGATATAGACAAGACATGGAAGATATTGTTAAAAGCGTCAATAAAGCCAAAGGTGCATTTGGCGAAACGGCTGCTCAACAAATGGCAGTATCAGATGCCTTAGAAGAATATACAAATAATGTAAAGATTGGAACTAAAGAACACAAAAACGCATTAGCAGCAACAAACAAACAAAATGCAGCTATAGGCAGAGAAACAATTTCAATTACTAAAAATACAGAGGCACAAATTAAAAATAACAAAGCACAAGCTCAAGGAAATAAACTTAATAAATTTGACAATAGAAGCACTGGAGCAGCTTTAAAAAGTGGACTTATTTCTGGTGCATTTCCATTGTTATTTGGACAAGGCTTAGTTGGAGGTGCTGCTGGATTTGGAGGAGGTTTTATTGGAACGAAAATGGGTGGTCAGATGGGAGGCTTCGCAGGAGGTCTTGTTGCTACCGCTCTCTTACAACAATTAACTACATTGTTTGCAAAATTAAATGAATTAGGTGGTGCTTTTGATGAAATAAATCCAAATATAGATGCACTTACAGTTTCATTGGGATTAGCTGGAACAGCAGAAGCAGAAAGATTGAAATTCATAGAAAGAACTCAAGGAGCTCATGTTGCTTTAGCTATGGCTACTGAAAAAATGACAAAAGTTGTAGGTCAAGATGGAGTTGAAAGTTTAAGAGAATTTGCAGAAACTAGCCAGTTATTAGGTAATTCATTTAAAAAAGCCATGTTAAAAATTCAAGTTGCTATGGCTGATCTTTTTAATGCTTTAGGAAAATTTGTTCCAGGAGCAGGAAAAGCTCAGAGTGTTGAAACTGGCAGATTAGCACAACTTGGAGGAGCAGGAAAAGATCCATTTTTACAGGCTCTTATTGCTGAACAGAAAAAAATTGAAGAAGAATTAAAAGTAATTGAAAAACAGAATCTTAATAAAAAAATAAGGCAAGAAGCTCTTGGCCCATTTAGTTTTGGAAGTGGTGGATTATTTCCTTCTCAGATAACTGAAACTGCTGAAAAACAAGTTAATGACCAAGAAAATAAAGTTAATTTACAATTAAGATTGGATAGTTTAAGTAAAGAGATTGATTTACGGACAGAAAATTTTGCACAAATAGGTAAAGGTGTTGAATTAGATCAAAGAAGGCAGAATATTCTTGAAGAGGGATTAAAAAGTATTACAGATCAAAATACATTTTTACAAAATCAACTTGTATTAGGAAAACAAGGTGCAGAAATTGAAAAATTAAAAGCTGAAATGGCAAATAAAATGAAAATTGCCGTTGAAGATCTTAAACCTTTACAAGTTAAACAAATTGAAGATGCTGTAAAACTTAGAGATCAATTAACAAAATTAAACGATTTATATGCAGGAATCGCTTCGACAATAGAGACAGGTTTAGTTGATGCGATAGAAAGTGCAATACAAGGAACTAGAACTCTTGGAGATGTTGCTCGCAGTGTATTTACGCAGATTCAAAGATCACTAATATCTTATGGAGTAAACGCTTTTCTTGGTGGTTTACCTGGAGGTATAGGTAAATTTTTCAGAGCAGATGGTGGGCCTGTTAGTAGAGGTAAGAGTTATATAGTCGGAGAACGTGGTCCAGAAATGTTTACACCTGGAGCCAGTGGACATATAACACCAAACCATGCTCTTGGCGGTTCGACAAATGTAGTAGTCAATGTAGATGCTTCTGGTTCTAATGTTCAAGGTGACGAAACACAAGGAAAAGAGCTTGGCCGTGCAATATCGGCTGCTATACAATCAGAATTGATAAATCAAAAAAGACCTGGAGGTTTGCTTGCATAATGGCTACATTTAATGATGCAACTCTAAATACAACCACAGGAGCTACAACTCCAAAATACGGACAGCAAAAAAGATCCGCACCATTAACTCGCACTGTTCGTTTTGCTGATGGTTACGAACACAGAATATTTTTTGGGATTCCAGATCATCAGAATCCAAAGATTTTTAATTTTACGTTTGAAGTATCTCAAGCAGATGCGGTAAAAATTGAAGCCTTTTTAGATGCTCGTGCCAATGATAATGCTAGTTTTGATTTTACTCCTCCTGGTGAATCAAGTTCATCAAAATTTGTATGTCCTTCATGGAATAAATCAATACCTTTTCTTAATAGAGCAACGATACAAGTAACTTTTAGGGAGGTGTATGAACCATGAGCACTGCTCCTGTTTTTAGTGAGATACAAAAAATAAATCCGTCTGCAATAATTGAACTTTTTGTACTTCAGCTAGATTCAACTTTACATGGAACAAATGTTTCCCCAACTGGAGAGTCAAATATATTTAGATTTCACGCAGGTTCTAATCTTAATGCTAACGGGCAGATTCGTTGGCAAGCAAAATCTTATCTTAGATACCCCGTATCAGCAGAGGGCTTTGCTTTTCAAAGAGGTCAATTACCACGACCAAAGTTTATTGTTAGTAATGCTCTTGGCCTTATGTCTGGACTATTGCACGAAGTAAATCTTGTTACTCCAGGAAATGATTTAACAGGTGCAAGCGTAACAAGGATAAGGACTATGGTTCGATTTATAGATGCTGATAATTTTGCTCCAATCAACAATAATCCTCCTGTTAATCCATTTGGAACTCCTGATAGCACAGCAGAATTTCCAAGAGAAATTTATTACATAGATCGTAAATCTATTGAAAACAGAGAAGTAGTAGAATTTGAATTAGCAGCAGTATTTGATTTGGCTGGAGTTAGAGCACCCAAAAGACAATGCACCCGCACTTTATTTCCTTCTATTGGTACGTTTAATTAATGACCTGGAAAGATCAAGCTTTAACTCATGCAAAAGAACAAGATCCTAAAGAATCTGTAGGTTTGCTACTGAACATAAAAGGAAAATACAAATATTACCCATGTCAAAATTTAGCAGTATCTGGTTATCAAGAATTTATTTTAAATCCAGAAGATTATGTAAAAGCAGATAATTTAGGTGACATAATCGGAATTGTTCATAGCCATCCATTAACAGCACCTAATCCAAGCCAAGCTGATCTTATCAGTTGTGAGCAAAGTAATTTACCTTGGTATATCGTTAATCCAAAAACAGAACAGTGGGGTGAGTGTAAACCAAGTGGATACAAAGCACCTCTTTTAGGTAGGCAATGGGTATGGGGAGTTACAGATTGTTGGGCTTTAGTGCGTGATTGGTATAAAGAAGAGAAAAATATAGAACTTAAAGATTATGAAAGAAACATGACGCCAGAAGAATTTATAAAAGATCCTTTATTTGAAAGTTATGCGTGGAGAACAGGTTTTAGAGAATTAAGACCTGATGAAAAACTAGAGTATGGAGATGTTTTATTGATGTCTATATTATGTCCTACTTTAAATCATGTAGCTATTTTTCTTGGGGATATGGTTTTACATCATTTAACAGATAGACTATCTTGTAGAGAGCCTTATTCTGAATGGTTGCTAAAATGTACGGGTAAGAGGTATCGCTATGTTAAAAACAGTTAGATTATACGGAGAGCTTGCAGATTTTATAGGTTACAAACAATTAGATGCTGTCATAAATTCTACAGCAGACGCAATTAAATTTTTAATATGTAACTTTGATGGATTGGAAGCACATATGGCAGACAGGTATTATAAAGTGATTGTAAATGACGAAGATATTGATAAAAAAGAATTACATAATCCTATAGGAAAATCTGATATACATATAGTTCCTATAATTACAGGTGCTGGTTCAAATACAGGAAAAATATTATTAGGGGCAGTACTAATCGGGGCTTCCTTCTTATTTCCTGGTGCTGGTATGTTTGGAACTAGCGGTTTGTTTGGAGCAGGAGAGGCTGTTGCTGGAGGTTTTTTAACAGGTGTAGGTACATTCACAAGTGCGATTGGAGCTTCTCTTGTTTTGCAAGGTGTATCAAATATGTTGTTTCCTTTGCCTGAACCTCCTGAGTTTGAGGACTCAGAAGATCCTAGAATATCCTTTAGTTTTTCAGGAATACAAAATGTTAGTCGTGCTGGCGTTACTCATCCTATAGTTTATGGTGAAGTAGTAACAGGATCTGTTTTGATCTCAGCAGGTGTCACTACTAATGATGTAGCAACATGAGTAAAATTATTAGAGGTGCTGGTAGTCAACCTTCTCCCCCAAAGCCACCTGAGATTGCTCCAGATAGTTTAAACAGTAAGCAGTTTGCTACTCTTCAAGATTTGCTTTCAGAAGGGGAAATCGAGGGTAGTGCAACAGCTAGTAAAGCTGGTTTAACAAAAAATACAACCGCATACAATAATGCTTTTTTAAAAGATATTTTTTTAGATAACGTACCGATATTAGATTCACAAGCCAGTAACACAGCCCCTCAACCTGCGGATTTTAATTTTCAAAATATAAGACTCACACCTCGTTTTGGAACGTCTTCACAAGGCCATGTTCCAGGAATAGAACTTGGTAATAATGAAAATGTTATTCCAATTACAACAAATAATAAACCTACTAACCCTGCTGGAACAACTGCCTCTGGTGAGGCAAATGCGGTAAATCTACCACAGATAACAAATTCAAATGTAGACGCTGCAAAAATAACTATAAGTGTGCCTATCCTTCATAAAATTAAGAAAAATGGCGATCTTGTTGGTACAGATATTCAGTTAAAAATACAGATTCAATATCAAGGTGGTGGTTATGACGATGCAATTACTGACACAATAACAGGAAGAACAGGCGACTTATATCAAAGACAATATAGAATTACCTTCGATCAAACAAAAATTGATACTACAAATCCTTTTTCTGTTGACATAAGAGTTGTAAGGCTAACTATAGATAGCGATGATGCTGATAAATTAAAAAATGAATTTCTTGTTGCAACTCTTGGTGAAGTAGTTGATGATAAGCAAAGATATTTAAATAGTGCTTATACTCATTTAACATTTGATTCTGAACAGTTTAGTAGGATACCAAAAAGAGTATTTCGTATTCGTGGCGTAAAAGTAAGGATTCCAGGTGCAGGTGCTAATGTCGTTAGTGCTACTTATACTCAATCTACTACTGTTGTTACGATAAATAATAATAATCACGGATTATCTGTAGGAGATAAAATATTTTTTGACGCAACCTCTGGCAACGGTGTAGATGGAACTTACACAATACAAACAGTTCCAGATGTAAATAGCTTTACTATTACTTCAGGAACTTCACAAACGGTTGGATCGTCTAACTGTACTTTTACTGCTATTCCAAGAGTTGATTTACAGACAGGCAGAATAATTTATCCAGAGGGTTATATATTTAACGGTACTCTTCAAGCTGCGACATGGTGTTCATGCCCTGCAATGATATTACTAGACTTGTTAACATCAGAAAGATATGGATTTGGAACTCATGTTTCAGATAGTAATGTAGATATATATAGCCTTGTAACCGCCAGTAAGTATGCAAATGCTTTAGTTCCTGATGGTTTTAACGGACAGGAAGCAAGATTTAGCTGCAATGTAAATATACAGGGAGCAAAAGAAGCTTACAAGTTAATAAATGAATTAGCTGGTGTTATGAGATCTTTTCCTATTTGGCAGACAGGAGCTATTACATTTACACAAGACAGTCCTGCTGATCCTAGTTATATATTTAGCTTGGCAAATGTTGGCGAAGGAGGATTTTCATATTCTGGTAGTAGTTTGAAACGTAGACATTCTCTTATATCTGTAAGTTATTTAAATCTTGAAAGCAGAGAAATTGATTATGAAGTTGTTCAAGATGATGCTGCAATAACTAAATTTGGAATTGTTAAAAAAAGTGTAAATGCTTTTGCCTGTACTTCTCGTGGTCAGGCTCAAAGATTAGGAAAAGCTATTCTTTTTAGTGAGCAGCAAGAATCAGAAGTAGTTACTTTTACAACTTCAATAGACGCTGGTGCGATAGTAAGACCTGGGTCTGTTATTAGTATTAACGATCCAGTGAGGTCAGATAATCTTAGGCAAGCAGGAAGAGTTAAAGCTGTTAGTGCAGATAAAAAACAAATTACGGTTGATAATACTTTAGATTTAAGTGCATTTACTGGAGGTGAACAGGAGTTTCGTGTTTTACTGCCTGATGGAACTTTAGAAAAACAGGATATAACAGGTGTAGATAGTACAACGGGTGTTATTACTTTAGCTTCTGCTCTTTCACAGACTCCTAATGCAAATACTATGTGGCTTATACAAAGTTTGACCAGAACAATTCAAACTTTTAGGGTTATTACAGTAGAAGAACAAGATAGCGTAAATTATACAATTACAGCATTAACTTACATTCCCGCAAAATATGACAATATTGACAGTGATGTACCTTTACCAGCAAGATCAGTTTCACTATTAAGCCAGCTTAAAGATCCTCCTTCTAGCTTACAAGTATCGGAACGAGTTGTTACGATTAACGCTCTTGCTGTTTCAAAATTATTTATTTCTTGGTCAGCAGTAAGAGGTGTATCTCAATATCTTGTTCAATATAGATATGAAAAATCAAACTGGGTAAGTCAAATTGTATTAAGAACTGACTTTGAAATATTTAATACAGAGCAAGGAACTTATGAAATCAAAGTATTTTCGTATAATGCTCTTTTAGTTTTATCTTCTACTTCAACAAATACAACTTTCATTGCTACAGGTAAAAATGAACCTCCAGATGCTGTTGAAACTTTATCAATGGAGCCTTTAACAAATAAATTAATTAGATTAAGGTGGACTCAATCAACTAACCCAGACGTAATACATGGTGGTCGTGTTTATGTTAGACATAGTAATAAGACCGATGGTAGTGGTACGTTCCAAGATTCTGTTGACTTAATTCCTGCTTTAGCTGGTAATACAACAGAAGCTATATGTCCAAGCATTGAAGGAGAATATATTGTTAAATTTCGTGATGACCAAGGGAATTTTAGTAAAGAACCAGATGCAAGTATAATTTTAGATTTACCAGATTTAATTGATAGTCAGCAAATATTATCAATTAGAGAAGATCCTAATTTTACTGGAACTACTTCTTCAAGTAATGTTGTAGCTCAAAATACTATTTTAAAATTAACAGATCCAGCAGTATCTTTAACTGGCACATATAACTTTGCAAATACTATTGATTTAGGTGGTGTGTTTTCTTTAAATTTAGAAAGATTAATTCAAAGTATAGGTTTTGCTCTTGGTGGAGAAACTGTTACAGCCACTTATGTTAGGACAACAGCTACTATAAGTGGTCAGTCTCAAACAGTAATTGAAGTGACTAGCAATTCTCACGGGAGATCAGTTGGTGATTACGTAGATTTTACTGCTTTAACT